GCTTTTTTATAAGCTTTTGCTAACATCTGTGCTTTACGAGCAGACCATTGACCGGGCTTACCACCTTTACCACCTGCTTTTATTCTATTAAATATTCTTTTACGCAAACTAGGTTTAGTATAATTACCAGCTTCATTAACTTTGCTTTTAGTTTTGCCACCTTTTTTATAGCTTCCGTTTTCAAGTGTGCTTCTAAGTCTTTGTTTTACCATGTAACTTCCTTATTGCTTCTTTACCTTTTTTAAATATACTTGCTACTTCTTTTTTACCCATAACCTTTGACCTTTGTTCACCTACTGTAAGTATTTGAATTTTACGAGCAAATGGTTTTTTAATTTTTTTTACTTTAGCTACAGTTGCTCTAGCATCTGCAGGTGTAGCAAACTTAATACCTACTGTATCTTTTGGATTTTCGTCAGTGTATAACCTACGACCAGAGCCTTTAGGTTTTTTACCTGTTCCTACTTTTGGGTCTTTTTTGCTTCGCATTTTTTGAAACTTTATTTTTTTTAGATGCTGGTGCTTTTAAAGTGCTTTGTTTAAAAGCTGTCCTAGACATTACCATTTTACTTTATCTGCCCAGTATGCAGCTGACATTTTACCTTTTCTAATATTTTTAGCGTGTCTAGCTTTAAAAGATTTTCTTTTCATTTTCATTCTGCGAGACTCACCCTTTTTAGGTTTACCTGCAGTTTTAGCACCTTTCTCGCCAAACCTAATAGTTTTTATTTTGCTGCCTTCTTTTGCAACAACTATATGAGATTTCTTAGGGTGGTTAGGGGTACGCTTTGGTTTGTTGTACCCACTAACACCTGCTCTTTTTAAACGAGAGTCTTTAGTAGCACGGCTCATTTTTAATTAAACTTTACCGCCTATTTTCTTTTTAACAATCTCATTAAAAGTTTGTGGCATACTAGATTTAGTTTGTCTACCACCTCTCATTGATTTGTATTTAGTGGACTTGCCACCTTTCATAGATTTATATTTTGATTTTTTCATTTCTTCACCTTAGTTTTTTTAGCTGGTTTTTTTGCAGCTGGTTTCTTTTTTGGTTTAAGTTCTTTAAGCATAGCGTCAGCTTCTTTTGCTCTTAATGGTCCGGCTACTAATTCTTCGCCATTCCATATAACAAAAGCTGGGTCGCCATTTTCAAAGTGCCCGTTTTCTTCTTTTTTAATTGCCATAGTTTCACCTACTCGTAAATTTTATTTAATACTAATATTATAGAATATGTATCACCGTCTGAATGACTAACAGTAGTAAAGTCAATATCGCCAGTTTTACCTGACCCTGCATTATTAGGAATACCAGAAAATAAATCATAGTATTCATCTCCAGTGCTATCAGTAGGCAAACCTGTAATTAAAACATTGGTACTAGCGTCAAACTCTATGTTTACGCCCATACCTCTACAAGCCCAATATATTCTTGCTACTGAAACTGAAGTGCATGACTGCCCTAAACTATTTGAGTTTAAGGCAGACACATCAACTTTTTTTACTGCTGATTCACCAGTGCCATCACTAACATTAGTAAACTTCATAATAGCGATTTTGTCGCCATCTTGTATAGTTTGTGTTGTTACTGTATCAGCCATTACTTACTCCTATGCGTCAGAGAAAGCTGGAGCATCTGCACCTTCTTGGTTACCCCAGATGTACCAATTAGTACTATCTTTAGCTAAGATATTAATTTCAAACAAACCAAAGTCTGTAAGAGTTAATATAGAGTTAGAGTTACCATCTGAATATACAGAAACATTATCTGCNTTAGAATCTAAATGTACTATACCNCCTATGTAGAAGTTAGTATTAGACCCTGTGCTAATAATTAAGTTTTCTGTTTCTTCTGCAGCACCACCATAAATTAATTTAAAGTAAACCCCTGCTGATGGAGAAGGTAATGTTAATGTGCAGTTCGCAGACAATGCAGGAACAACAGAAACTCTACCGCCATGAGCAGTTGCTGTTAAAGAAATAGCTGTAGTGTCAGCTAAAGCTACAGGAGTAACTTGCATACCATCACCATTTAAAGTGAACTCGGTAGTTATAGCACCTGTAGTTGAATTTTTAGATACGACNTGAAAGCCGTTCTCGGACCTNACTGGTCCATTAAAGGTTGAATTAGCCATNTNTTTCTCCTAAAAGAAAATATCTATCATCTTGGCAAAGTCTGCTAGGGCAGTTGATAGACAATTAATAAATCCCTAGTTACGAAAAAAGGGGAGCACAAGGCTCCCCATAAAGTTTAGCTTGAACCCGGTGAGCCGTAAATACCAAGCGGGTCTGATACTCCAAATGAGTATCTTTCTCTAGCTTTGTATCTGACATTTCCGGTGTCAAAATCTCCGTCCATAGATGTTTCCATTCCGGTTCTATTGAAATGTTTCATGCCGTTTGGAACATCAGTAATGATGAAGAAAGCATTAGTATCAGTAAGATAATGGTTAATCATATATCCTTCTGGTATAGCACCATTAGAGGATATAGCATTAATATCATTATCAGATGTACCAACTCTAAATTGAGACTCTAAAAGTCTAGTTGCCGTAAACTGCAGAGCAGAAGGAACAATTAATCTTTTAGGTCTAGCTGCTATCTTCAAACCTCTTTGGTCTTTAAAGTTGCCGATATTAATAACAGCATCTTCTAAAGATGTTTCATTAAGGTCTGCTGCAGTAGCAGGTCTATTAGAGTTTTTACTACCATCTACTAATGGGTGTCCGTCCCCACCAGTAACACCATCACCATCTGCAGTAAATAAGTTTACTCCATCTCCTGATTGGAAAGAGTTTGTAAACCCATTATTGAGTGGGAAAGCAGCTTTGACTTGCTTAGTGTAAGCCATAGCTCTTGCTAATGCTTTGGTGTAACGAGCAGAAAGTGAGTCATAAAGGTTATCCTCTATAGCTTCTTCTGTAATCGCAAAACCTAAAGCAATGGTTTCATGGTTGTATCTAGCTGTAAAGCTTTCTTGTGCTGAATCATAAGTGATTGCTGCACCTTCATCTTTAACAACTGCTTGACCAAATCCACTTAACTGAACTTCCTCTTCAAAACTTCTATCAGAGTTTTCAGTTTCGTAAATCATGGTGTGCTCATCTTCGTACTTTTCGTACTCCATTCCAAACAATGCGTTAAGTCCGGGTAGGAGTTCTTTTAACATTTGTGCTCTTGAAATAGCCATATTTTATTCTCCTATATTAAACGCCTGTTGTATTAGTTAATTGATGTCCTGCGTTAAAGACAACAATAACATCTGTGAATGAATCGCCAACTGCACTATCAGGTCCTTCTACGAACTCAATAATTTTAACTGGCAAAGTATTGGTTGTTGCAATCGTACTGCTATCAACAGCATTTTTGCTTCGACCTATACTTGTACTACCTGCTGTTTGAACAACAGCAGCATTGTTTCCTAATGCTGTTTGTGCTAGTGAAGCATCACCTTGCATCTTCATTTCAACAAAAGGGTCATCAACAACATACGCACTAATATCACTTGCACTTGTAGATGCTGGATATGTTTGTGAGAATGTCTTTTGGTTTGTATTTGGGTCAGTGTATGACACACCTACAAATACTCCTACTGGAGTACAAGCTGTGGTTCCTGTGTCTTTTTCGACAGTACCAGAACTAACAAGCTTTACAAAATCTCCGTAGAATATAGCGGTGCCGTAACCGGAAGCTATCTTGTAATGTCTAACTTTTCCTGTGAAAGAACCATTAGAACTAAGACAACCTACTGGCTCTGCACCCATTGGGGTAGCTGAAGCAGCCATATAATTCTCCTAAAATTTTTAAAAGAGGGCTCCTAGCTAAATTACTATTTAGTTATTTGCCGCCAAATGTAGTCCTCGTTTTGCGGTCTGGTTGTAACAGTGGCATACGAGGGTCATTTTCTTTTAAGTAGTTATTATCAACGGCGTCCATTTGTTCTTTAGCAACTTTTCTGTAGTATTCATCTCTTTGTTCCATTAACTCTCTAGGAGCTTTACAAAGCAATAAACCGCCTACTTCCATGTTACCTTTATCTGCCCATTCAGAATCCACATCACAAACTAAATGTAGTTCAGGGTGGTCTTCTGCTCTCACAGGTTCCCAACCTTCTCTAAACTTAGAACTAACATTAACATTATTAGGTTGCCCTAATATTGATGTAGCTATCCACCTAAATACCCAGCCATCTTGTGGATTAGGATTAGGTAGTTTTGATTGTGGTTCCCAAGATTGAGCTCTTGATTGAACTTCTCTGGTCTCCGTTTCTCTTGCAGCTCTTGAATCTTCTTCGATTACTTTTTCATTATCAGCCATTCTGTACCTCCTTGGCAACTTGTTTGGCATATTGTTCTGGTGTTAAACCCAAACGCCTTGCGAGAGCAACTTGGGTTCCTGTCAACTGTACTTTGCGTGGCATAGCACCATTGTTTCTTGTCGCTGGTGCTACAACATTCGATGGTTTTTTGGAAATCACAGTTTCAACAACTTGTTCGTTGCCGACAGGTACTTCTTCTTCTCCAAAAAACTCAGGAAATCTTTGTCGCATACGCTTATCAACTTCCTGATAATACTGGTCGCTAGTAGGATATATGCCCTCATTTTGAATAAGAGTTTCATGTAGCCCATAAGCATAACCAGTCATGTCTTTATGTTCTTTATTTCCAAACCAAGTATTTTTTTGCAACCACTCTACTGCTTTTGGGTCAGGTGGAGTGTGTTGTTGTTGTACTGGTTGTGGTTGTTGTGCAACATTATTTTGTTGTTGCAGTTGTTGTCTAGCTTCTGTTTGCTGTTGATAGTAGTTTAATTTTTCGTTAGCACTTTTTGCATCTACTTGTGCAGATAAAATCTTTTCATTAGCAGCTAACATTTTATCTGTATCACCAGCTTCATAAGCTTCTTTAAATTCAGCTTTACCCTGCTCTAGTTCTGCAGTAGCTTTAGCTGATATTTGTCCAAGTAAAGCTTCTTCTCCTTTGTTAATTAAAGCAGATAGTCTTTTATTTTCATCTTGGATTTTTTGNGCATAACCAACGGCTTCATCTCTTAATTTTTCTGAAGCTTCTTTNGCTCGTCTTTCTTCGTGATAGTCGTATTTAATTTTATCAATTCTTTTTTGGACTTTNTCACTAATACCATCTATTTCTTCTTCAACTCCATCAGTTGCAGTTTTTACTTTAGGTGGTCTTCTATCCTCTGCAGGTCTATCATCTACAACTTCTATTTGTAGTTCATCTGTAGATTCTACTTTGGGTTCTTTTTCAAAGGTGGTTTTAACACCAAAGAACTTTTCTTCTTTAGAAGATTGCGGTACTTGTTCCGTAACTTCTTGATTTGCTGTAGTATTTTCACTCATATTAAATTACCTTTA